CTTTTTTATGCTATGGGCTTTAGCTTATATGTTCGTATCAAACATATCCTCGACGTCGTCAGGCGTTGTCGGATTGGCTTGTTCTACCTCTATCTCTCTACCATTCATATCTACCTCTGTAAACAGCACCTGTGCCGAGTAGTCGGTTACCAGGCATTCGAACGATATCCTGTATAGGTTGCCTGCATCGCCACTCTCCTCACGGCTCATATCGATACGACGCATCTCGGTAAAATACTGTCCGCTCTTGCCGTGAAAGAGAGCGTGTAGCTCCGTCAGCCGGTCGAGGAACGCCAGTGCCTTGTCTTGGTTTGCAGAACCGTCGTAAGTGTCCGAGAAAGTCTCGTAAAACAGACGGAGGTCTACCTGTACCGTCAGGTTCTGTACCAGCGTGCCGGCATCGTCTGCCTCTCTCGTGCCGAACCCCACAAATACTGCAGGTGTCGGAAAGGGTAGCTCTTCGGTCAGGTAATTTATCTGCTCGTGCCAGAGGTCTACCCATTGCACGTCGGGCAGATTACTCTTTATTCTGCCCGTTATCTCCTTGTAAAGTTCACTCCAATATATCATATCCGTTCAATGCTTTATTTGTTCGTTTTCGATGTTAGAGAAATCCTCCTTGTCGGTAATCGTGTCGAGGGCTGCCACTATCGATTTTTGTAGGGCGGTCCCACCATCTTGAGCTACCGGTATGCCGTTTTTTATCGCCGAAATAATACCGTCGATACGCTTTGTCATGGTGTCGAGTTGTCGCCGTAGCTCCGGCACTATCGCCAGACCGCTGTCGTTTGCCTTATCGTTATACTCTATTTTGTCGGCTTTCACCTCTACGAGTTCTACCTCCTCGGCGTTAATTAGAAACGTCAGTGCCTCCTGCCCCTCGACCACTCCTATAAGGCAAACACTGCCTTGTTTTGGCTTGATGTCTGTATATCCGAAGCCAAGCATCACCTCGAGATACTTCGTGTCGTCGGTAAGCCCTACTGCCGTCATCGTGCGATGTCCGCGGTCGTCCCACTGCACCGACTTGCATTCGACAAAACGAAGTTGTGCCTGTCGGCTGCCGGCTACCTTGATATTTATTATGTCGTTGAGTTTGTCTAATTCGCTCATATTATAAATATTAATTAATTTGCTTTGTCGCCGAGCGTTATATCTTGCCTATAACCTCCCGAGTTAAACTTTTTTACTGTCTTTTCCACATAAAAAGTCCCTTCCATATTCTTGTAAAACTCACTCACAACACGCACTTTCATTCCGTGCTCTACCCGTGGTATGCCGAAAAGCGTAACAGAGCCGTCGAAACCCTGCGTCTTGTACTTTTGCAGGTCTGCCTTTGCTCTACTCTCGAGCTCCGCCTTTACCGATATGCCTACATACGTGCGTTGCACGGATGTGCCGCCTTTTTGTCCGACGGTAACCTCTATCTTGCGTCCGTTTTTTAGAATAGAGATAGCCCTTATCTCTACCTCTTCCGTGCTGTTTTTGCGGTTCAAATTCTCCGAAACAGCGTTTTTTTCTACATTGATATCGACGACAGGCACTCCGGACTGGTCGCCATACACGATGCCGCACAAGAGCTTTTTACCATCAAAATAGCTGTATAGTCCTGTTTGTTTTTTGATAGTGTCGAGTATGTGTATTGGAGCGACGCCGGCAAATCGTACTGCCCCCAGCTGTACGTCGGGGCACTCTATCTCATAGCCGGCTGCTGCTTTCTCGAGTAGTTTTCGTAACGTAATGGATGAAGACACGACACTTACCGATCCCCGACGAAGATTGTACATCTCGTCTTCGCACCTTAGCTGTACGGGGACACCTTCAGAAATGTCCGCTATGTATCCTACAAACTCGGCAACAGGCTCTTCCGTACCATAACCAAGACGTATCTCTACGGGATCGCCCGCCCGGAATATATCCGAGTAGCTCATCTCTCCGAATACTTTTACCCGACGAGGCAATACTATCTCGGCTCTGCCGGTAAATTCTTTCCACGACCTCTCTATCGTTACCTCCGAGCCCCGATAAAGGTGTAGTTCCTGCCTGCCTCTTATGGCAGGGAATATTATGTGCATCGACATTGTAAGAGTCATAGCGGTCAAAATAGTTTTGGGTTCTGCCTCTCGTCGGCTTTACGCTTGTCAAGCAATTGCTTTAACTCCGCCTTAGCCGGTGTCGCCAGAAAATTGTTAAACGTGGCTACAGATATATGATACCTATCCTTAATAATATTCTCATACACCCATATCTGAGTAACACCCCTGCCTTTGTGTTCCAGTACGATGTCCTGAATCTCGATGATTTTCCTTAGTAGGTTTTCTCTATTATAAGCCATTTTCTTTTCTCTTTTTCAAAAAGGAGAGACAGGCATCTCCTGCCCCTCCTCCGCTAAAAACAAAACATACAAATTTTTGAAAGCAATTCACAACAATCTAATCCAAAACATCGCCAAAGGCGGGAGACTCGTATCTATAACTTGTCTCGTTTATTTGTCTTCTTTTAAACAACGTCTTACCGTCGTACCTTACAACAAACACTCTACCTGAAGAACCTATTTTGCCAGTAGATTCCAATGTTACTTTATTCTTGTCTATAAGAACCCCACTGGGATACATAATCATAAGTGCTTTTTGCACTATTTGTGTCTCAAATTTGGCTTGTGCCTTCGTAAGCACCTCCACTCCGTTAAATATTCTCTTGTCCTTTTTCATTGTAACTCCTTTGTTTTATGATGATTTCACGCTTCGGTCATACCGAGCGGTACGCTGACCCATTTGCCGTATTCGTCTTTATACTCGGCACGAACGAACGTTTTGCTCACCCGCGGGCGGTATGCCTTTTCGATTATTTCTACGCCGTCTATCAGTTCGGCGTTGCCGCTTTCGGTGGCGAGCTTACGGAGCTGCATTACGCGGCTCGCCTTGAGATTGCCCATTGCATCTCGACTGAGAAGTTTCATTATCGCATTTACCAACAGCCGGCTGTT